TTATTGTTGAAATTTAATCTGTACATTTGTATTTGACTCTATAGCTTTCAAATCGACATTGTCCAAAATAACGGCACGGCTTCCCGAATCCAGTTTAAACGGCAAATCTTTTGTTTCTACTTCGTTGAAATTAGGAGATAGTATCTCTACTTGTGTATAGTTAGGAATCATATTGTTTTCCCAAGGTTGAATTGACACCAAACTTGATTTCTCAGCCTGAGATAATAGCCCCAGTCTATCCGTTTCATTCACGACATTTCCGCTCTGAAAGAGCTTTCGATAACTAGCAGCATTAGCTTCAATGGATGTGAGAGTTGCGTTTATTTGTCCCGAAGAAGATACATCTAGCACCTCCCCTTTGGAGGTCAAAAGTGTTCTCGCAACAGAGTTAGTTTTACTGATGGCTAACGCTAACACCTCCGGGTTTGTTAAATCTACCGGGGGGTCGCTTACTGTAATAAGCTCAACGGTTGGAACACTGCTACATGTCTTGAGATTCTTGCCGGTAGTTATGCATTTTTGGCTCATGACGACTCTCCTCTCTAGCTTCCAAGAGGGACCGAAAGCGGAAACTGCCCAATGCATCAAGTCTGCTTTCCACTCCGGCACACCAGATGCCATCATTCCATAATAGAAGTTTCTATGAGTATCATGAGCGGTTCTTTCTTTTGTTCTGCAATAATGGTCATGTATTACTGATGCGTTAATATACTGTCCTTCGAAGGGGCCTCCGATTATCGACCAGAAAAATTGTGGAATTGATGCTCCATCAACTTTAGTGCCGCTTGGCGTTACCCATAAGAGGCCGTTCGGGTCTTCAAATCTAAAATCTTGGTCTATTTTGAATTGAGGCCTAGGTTCCGAGTCAGCTATGAACTCCCCTCTTAGTCGGTCTAAAAATTTGCCAAAGTACTCATCTGCATGAACCGATTGTGCTAGAACTAAAACGCACACAAAAAGAGCAATTTTTTCGATTATTAATTTCATGTGATATCGCCTATCTTTATTTGTCTAACATCTTATTCAGAGGAAATTTTCTATATATCCCCTAATGACTCTAAAGTTAGCATCTTCAACGAACTTTGGCGCAATTCTGTTCCACACACTGACATACACATCATAATTGAGTGGCTTTATTTATTTGAAGCCATGATTCCATTTAAGTATTCGATCTGCTCATGCGAGTGTGATTTCATGAATCGGCCGTAAACACGTTCCAACATCATTGTGCTCTTGTGTCCCATCTGCTCCGCGATAAATGACAGGTTTGCGCCTTTGGTGATCAACCAACAAGCGTAGGTATGTCGAGATTGATATGAGCAGCGATGGCGAATGCTCGCTCTCTTAAGTGCGCGTGACCATAGTCGGTTATATGTTGTCGTTTTATAGGTCTCACTCGTTTCTTGGCCATTACGACGTTCTGGAATAAACACGAATCGAACGCTTTCCTGGCGAAAGGTGTTTGATCCTTTTACTTCCACAAAAATATCTCTCACCGGGCTAAACATAGTTAGCTCTCTTTGAGACTTAAGCGCGAGGAGTGCAGGCTCAAGTAGGTGAATGGTTCGTTCTGACTTCTTATTTTTGGGTGTTGTGAATTTGCGTTCAATCGTGACGTTTCGAATAACCTCAATCGTACCTTTCTCAAGATCGACGTCTTCCCATGCTAACGCACAGAGCTCACCAGTTCGCATACCCGTGTAAATGGCTAAGGTGAACATATTCCGCTGCTGTAAGTTTGTCGTTGACTCTATTAGCTGGTGGAACTCTTCTAGTTCTAGTGGATCCGGTTCACCAGAGCCACCACTTAGCAACTCAACATGCAGAAATGGGTTGTCATCGATAAATTTTGATTTCACTGCTAAATCAAAACATCGGCGCATTAGTTTGATCATATTATTGATCGTCTTTGCGCTTCGTGGTCTTCCATTGCGAGTAGGGGAGTCGACCATTAACTTTTGGCACTTTAGTGCATCCATAATCGTGATGGTGGAGATAGTACGTTCCTCACCAACAAACAAGCAGCATGCTCTTGCGGTAGTACTCAATACATAGAGTGACTGCGAAGCCATAGTTGTTTTCTTCAATTGAATATAGTCATCAAACAACTCGCGAACGGTCAGGTTCTTACCACGCTGTTCTGGAGTCGCAAAGAGTTGCGCTTTCTTTGATGTTGGAAATCGAGACAAGTAATCAAATGTGCCTAATGAAATTTCAGAAAGTATAGAAGCGCGTAGATGACTTGCTTTTTTGAGATTGCCTTTAGTGACTTCCCATCCTTTTAGTGTCTCCCGACAACGCATCTCGCGGTAAGTAAAACTAATGCGGATAGACTTACCGCGAATTTCTACACCTTCAGGTGTGTTCATTATGCAACCCTTTCTCTTGCTGAAAACTCATCAATGGCAACACGGTCATACTTATAGCCTTTACCACCATCACTACTCTTACCGGACGACTTTTTAAAATGAACGCCTTCAATCCAACGAAACTGACGATAGTCTTTGATTTCATTGGTCGACATGCCTGTTAAATCAATTAAAAGATCCTCTTTCACCCAGCGGCTAGGTTCTAATTGAATCACCGTAAATGTTCTCATCGGTAAACTCCTATATAGTTGAATTGAGAGAAGAGCAGGGCAACCACCTTACTCTTCTTAATTTGGTGGTTGACGGGTTAACAGCAGTGAAGTAGTGACAGATAATGTAAGTTAATGAGGGCCATTACTTCACTCCACCAGGATATCGATTGAAGTTCAGGTTCTTACGACCACCTTTCGTTATGTCCTGATTACAAAAATAGAAAGCGGAACCTAACACGGGTTCATTTTCCATAATTGCTGCTAGTTCCTGCTCAAACTGCACATCATTCATTCGTTGTTTGACGGCTGAGTCCTTGGGTTGCTCTTTTGGTAAACGCGTACCAGTTGGGCGAAGTTCTATCACACCATCAACCGCTCTGTTGATCTCTTCTTGTGTCATGCTCATCGCGAAATCCTTACATTACTTGTGCTGCATCTCTGGCGAACATGTTTAGAAATTGATTAGTGAGCGAGACATTAGAAGGACATTCTTTGCTGATGCCCCAACCGTTGCTCTCGTTCTCTGGCTTAATCAGAGTTAGGTTGATAACTTCACAACCTAGCTGGTGACTAAAGTAAGGGGCCGATGTCGTGACCTGCCCGAATTGAGTATCGATGGTTGCCGCCATAGATATTTCCTCGCAAGATACGCCCCCTTTAAGAAGAGGGCGCCAATATTAGTTAAGAGTTGAACGAACCAATGAAGGTATCAATTTCGATCTCGCAGTTTTTAAAGCAAGCTTGAAGTTTGGTTTGGAACTCTTCGCCCATCTCTTCTTCGTGTTGTTCCAGCTTCTTGATACGAAGGACTAGAGTTTCATTACCTATCGTGCTCATGCGCAGTTCAAAGGTGCGTTCAGCCAAACCTAAGTAAGGCACACACGTGAACTTAAACACCGCAGGCATTGGGAACTCTTCCTTAGTGCGAACCGCAACAGACTCGTATTCAGATTGATGGTGGCTGAAGTCATCTACATTGGATTCACGCCCTGCTTTCGCCTCAAACTTCATATTGCGAATAGCGGCAGACGCGACAGAGTTTTCAATGACTTCCCCAGTAGTGGATAAGACCTGAACAAATTCGCTGTAGTCTTCGACCCACTCAGCCAGTTTCTTTTGGCCAAGGCGTTCTTCGTTAATGTTTAGCAGGGCGTTAAATACTGCGGTACGGCGTAGAATCAAGTTTGCTTGATGCTTACAGTGCCCAGGGAAGTTATGAGTGCCTAGGTCAAAAATAGTTACCGCAGCCATACGTTCTGCATTGATAAAGCACTGGTTGCCTTCAGTTTGGTACTCTTCGTGGTAACGCACAAACTCGTCGATATTTGCCGTCTTCATTGTGCCGCGGAAATAATTGCGGTTTGGCATGAACTTCTCCAAGTCATGCAAATCGAAGGACTCAGGTAGGGCGGCAACAGGGAATCCCGCTTTCTCTAACTGTTTTAAAAACTGCGGTGCATTCGATGATTCTTGGATCTGCTGGATTGCTGATTTATCCATTTATGTATTCTCTCTTTGAGTGAGTTGCTGGTGGAGTGGGTTAGCCGCGTACTTCGCGCAGCATGCCTTCTTCAATAACGGCTTGGCCGTGAATATCTTCTTTTGGTCGGTCGTAGGTAAGTTTGCCGCCTTTGCCTACGTACGCGATTGAGGTGTATTGGAAGTCTTCTGACTTGGTACCGAATCCGGCTTTTGGCTCTTTTACCGACATGTTGACGGTGATTTCGACCATCTCGTTGTTGGTACCCATTGGTTTGAGTTTTAGATCCATCTTCACGTTTCCCTGCTTATCGCTGTAGGACACAGCTCGGGCTACGTTAGATAACGCCAAACCGACGACATTGGAGACAACTCCGCCGTCCAGTTCCTGCATCAGTTTTGGGAAGTTAGTAGTACGGTCCTCAAGACGGAGGTTTCCTGCTTCTTGGTTAGACATGTGATTTCCTCGCTTTAGTACTTAGTGAACTAACTGAATGAAGAAAATGTACCATAAGTACATTTATTGTAAAGAGCTAAAAGTTCATTTTAAGTTCTGAGGAAATAAAAAAACCGCCGATAGGCGGTTTATATAGATATTCTAATATTATCCTAGCAACGGTATTTGCTTTGATTTTGTCGCAGAAATAGTAGCTTCTGTAAGGTTGTATGAGGTTTGGTTATTGCTCGTTACTTTGGTTATTTTTCCGGTAACAGACACCAATTGTTGGGAGTCTTCGCTTAGCTCTGACATTAGTTTCTCAACAATTTGACGTGTAGTAATAACCTCACAATTACGAGACCGACCTTCAAGTTTTAGCCTTAGAAGTAGACCTGAGTCTCCCTCCTCTGGCGTGAAATAACCTTCTATGTGAGCCGCTTGATCTGTAATGTCAAAACTATCCGCATCGGTAAAGATAGCTTTAATTTTTTTAAACTTTTCTCTGTGCTCTCTACTAAATACTATGTTATTTGTAGAAAGTTTTGGCGCTTCATAGCTTGGTGACCAATTGAAGCCATATTCGACATTATCAACTTCGTCGGAAAATACCTCAATAAGACTAGTGCTAACTCTTTCCGTTACTCCCAGTTTTAGTAGGTTGGGTAAAGTTATTTTTTTGTGATCTATATCACGTAGTGATATTAGTAATTGAGCAAGTTTTACATTAATACTTCTATTGACTGGTTCATGGTCTAGTTCACCATTTTCTTCTGACTTCGTTTTTAGCTCTGCAGTAAATGGTTTTAGATCAACTTCCAGTCTGTGAATAAATGAGCCCGCTTGCGGTGCCACTAGATTTACACAACTTAAGTAATGCTCTTCAAGCTGTTTTTTAAAGCCCCTTTTCGCATTAGCATGTTTTAATGTGCAAGCTTTAATCAACATTGTTATTGCTGAAATGGATTTATTTGCTGAGAAAAGATTGATCCTACCATGCTCAACACCTCCTCCGCTTGTTCTCACGCTGATTACGTCAGCATAAGATACATAGTTTTTTAACTTGTTTTGTATAACTTCTTCACTGACACTTTCGTACGTAGACAGTGCCTTGATGGCTTTATTGTAGAGCACAACAGCATGTTCATCGTCAACGAACTCTTCTGTTGGCATCATGATTTTTTTTGTAATGCTAGGCTTTGTCCACGCAGTCATAGTGCCTTTGGTACAAGCTTCTTTCTTCCAACCAAACTCTAACAGCAAGGTAGTGATGGAGGAGTAATACTCTTGATTATTCATCATAATTCCCTCCACAGTTAGTCAAATCTTCACCGTTACTAATTTTGGTCATCATCCAGATTAGAGATCTAGGTGTCAACTGCTGACTAAGGGGAATGCGTACGGTAATATTTTGATTTGTGGTCATTGGCTTATCCGTTAAGCATAGCCAATAAGAGGCATGCCGCATAGTTAAGCCCAGTTTGTTAAAATATATCCAATCACTCTGATTATTAGGGGCTAGATGCACAACGAGTATCTTCGGAAATAGTCCTTTTTTCACTAGCTTATTATAGTTTTTCGATGGGAGCTTATATACTATCTCTTTAGTCTTTTTATCTATTTTTACGGCCGATAGCTGAGCACATTTTAATTGAGCTGCAAGGTGAGGTTCATCGAATTCACCATCAAAATCTTTGCCTGTCAGTGTTATATCAATACCATAATTATCTATTTTGGGCTCTAAACCGTTTAGGCCTGTCATAGCAATTAAGGATTGAATATACGCAAGGCTAAGCTGCTCTTTAGAATGAGATAGTGCTGCTCCTCCTAAACCGCGCTCTGAACTCATAAGCTTCCTCAACGTTACAGTAGTACTGAGTACCAGAACACACGACCTACAATCGTTATTTTTTGCTCTAACACTTGGGCTTCGGTGTATTCACGAGGTGGATATTCTAATTCGTTGAAGCTGTAGATTCTGAGGCCACCCCCAGGTAGTCGGTACAACTTCTTGATAAAAAGCTCACCATTATGGTTGATGGCAAAAATTTTACCTTCCATGAGCGTTTTGTTGCCACAATCAATACCTACAGTAGAGCCATCAGGGAGAACAGGTTCCATGCTGTTTCCGTGGACGGCTACGCAGACCGCATTTTCCGGCTCTACGTTGTAGCGACGAAGGGTAGATTTAGCGAAACGTAAGCGGAAACCGCTGTCGTGCTCTAAGTCGTTTACGAAGCCGTTTCCGGCAGAAAGTTTTACTTCAGATAAGAATGGCACTGCTACTTCGTCATCCCCAATTGGAGTGCTGCTGTCCCATGCTTGCATATTACCTAATAATTCAGCGTTTCCTTTAGGTTGAGTTTCTTGTTTGCCATATTGCAGCCAATACAAACTAACGCCTAAATATTCAGCCAGTTCGGCCATTTTATTTTGGCGAGGCATGGACTCGGCATTTAGCCACTTACTAACTGCTTTCGGGGTGACCGCAAGCTTTTTAGCAAGAATGACACCACGCCCATGTTCTTCAATCCCAGCTTTACTACAGGCCTGTGCAAGCCTTTGGGCGAATTCAGATCGCACATTTTCACTTTGAACCATAGGTTCAATAATAAACCCTCTTGCATGTACTATCAGTTCCGTCATAATATGTACCAAATGTTCATTTTTGAGGTAAATAGAAATGCTGAAAGAGGCCATAACTTCCATTGGCACTCAGAAAATTGCTGATCATTGTCATGTAAGCGTTCGTGCAGTGTACAAGTGGTGCGAGAAAGGTTGTTTACCTCGTACCGAATATACAGGTGAAACGAATTACGCGGAGAAAATCGAAGCATTGTCTGAGGGTCGTTACAAGAAAGAAGACCTATTGAGCTTGCCTCGATAGGTTCATTCTTCCAAGTTTTTACGTTTTAAGTAACCACCAATCAAAGGAGCAAATGGTGAATAAGAAAGAGATGGTGAACAAAACCATTGCAGGCGTCACTGGTGGTAAAGAGGCGGTTGCTGCAGTTCTTGGTATGTCGATAGACAGTTTTAACAACCACTTATACGAGAAGAAGGGTTCTCGCTTTTTTAGTGTTGATGAGCTGGTGGAAATGGCAGAGCTAACCAACACCCCATACGTAGCAGAGTATTTTGCTAACCGTGTTAGCTGCATGGTGGTAGAGCAACCTGATGTCGCAGAACTGGATACCGTGGATATGTTCGATTGCCACTTACACCTTAATGCTGTGAAAGGGCTTTTGGATAAAACCATTGAAGAAGCGAAAGCGGATGGTGTGTTTGATGCTCGCGAACGTGCGCTAATCGCTCAATTGAAAGCAGAATACCACGCGACTTTCGAAGCCTTCATGCTGAAGCTCGATGCGTTGTATGCGGAGGTTGTATGAAAACAGAAATATTTTGGCAAACCGTTTCACAGATGGCAGACATCACCTGCAGCTCGGCAAAGCTAATGGTGGCGCAAGGCCAATCGTCAGAAGTCTACGAACGTGAGCAAATTCAGCTGTTGAAAGCAAAGTGCGAACGTCGATTACGAGTAATAGATGAGGAAGTGGCTTTAAACCGCGGCAACGGTCTAAAGCCGGGTTGTGATGATTCTCGCGAGGAACAATCACAGCTCACTCAGTCACCAGCAAAGATCACGGAGGAGTGATGGAAAGAATAACACTCAATTATTCATTGTGGTACCACCAAAACCAGTTTTACAAGGTGGAGAAGGGGCAGAGCATCATGCTCACCCATGATGAATTAGCAGACTTGTTTGAAGCAAAGCGCATTTATGTAACTGCTGTTTATAAGGGGATGCTCCGTGGCTAAAGAACGTATCGAACGAGATTTCTATCCAACACCTTCTTGGTGTGTGAAAGCCTTATTGGATTGCATCGAGTTTCGCGAGGGTGATGTTATCTCTGAGCCTTGCCGTGGTGATGGCCGTGTAACGAACGAGCTACCAAGTGGACACACTATCAAATACGCGGAGCTGGCTGAGGGTATTGATTACCTAAACCCTAAAAAAGACATGTCTGCAGATGTGATCATTACTAATCCACCTTTTAGTTTGGCGTTGGAGTTTATCGCAACGGCTATGACCCGCGACCTACGGCATGACGGCACCATGTGCTTCTTGCTTCGCCTCTCTATGTTGGGCAGCAAAGGTCGTGCAGATTTCTGGCGTTCTTTCCCTTGGACAAACCTACTGATCCTGACACCAAGACCATGCTTTGTTCATGGTGGAAGCGACAACTCTGAGTATGCATGGATTTGTTGGGATAGAGGAAACCGTATTAAGCGCCCGGCGTTCTGGACGTTGAAGAAAGAAGAGGTGGAAGCATGAAAGTCATCCCAATGATCTTCAATACAGAAATGGTGGAAGCATTTCTTGATGGTCGCAAGACAGTTACACGTCGTCCAATCAAACGATTCGGTGAATTTAATTTTGTGGTAGAGAGCAGCCAAACAAAGGAGCGTTATGTTACCAGTGAGAATAGCCCTCATCAAAAGTGGCTTAAGTTTCCCATTAACATTGATGACCTGATTTATGTGCGTGAGACGTTTTGTCCTGACCCAGATTGTGACCATGACTCATGGGACGACCATGAACTTAGCTTTTTTGAATGGAATAACTGTGGTTGTTCTGCAGCGCTCTTGCCTGATGCTCTAAAAACTAACGAACATTGCCTATTTAGAGCCGGAGGGCTTCCAGATCTTAAATGGACTCCATCAATCCATATGCCCCGATGGGCTAGCAGGTTGACACTTCGAGTAACCGACGTTCGTATCGAGCGAGTACAAGAACTTACGGAAGAACAGGCGAAACTCGAAGGTATTAGGTATCACTCATTGTATCAAGAATGGGGCGGTGTCGAGAGCCATCCTGATTCTAGACCGCACGCCCCACAATGGCGATGGTATGAAAAAGCGAACGATGCATTTAAGTATCTTTGGAACTCGATTTATCAGAATTGGGATGAAAACCCTTATGTCTGGGTAATTGAGTTCGAAGTTATACACCAGAACGTCGACAAAGTTGTATCTGAATTGGGGGATGTATGTCAGTAAAGGTAATGAGCTACGTTTGGGACATTCCGAGTTTTAAGGGCTCTGATAAGTTGGTGATGCTTTGCCTAGCTGACCATGCGGATGATCGCGGTCTGTGTTGGCCGTCTATCGATACCATTGCTCGCAAGTCTGGTGTTTCACCCACCACTGTAAAATCGACGCTCAAGAAACTGGAAGCTGCCGGATGGTTATTCAAAAAGAACCAATTCAAAAAGGCGGATACAGGTCGCTTAGTTCGTTCGAATAATCAGTACCAGTTGCCAGTGATGCTTTTGAAGAAGAAAGCAGATGAACAGACAGATTTTGAACAGTCGAATTTCGTCTGTTCAAAAGTCGAACGTTCGAAACTCGAACAGACGAAACAACCAGAGGGGGTAGGTCAAATTCCGACTGGGGGTAGGTCGGAATCCGGCTATAAACCACCAATAGATCCACCAATAGAACCATCAAGTAAAGATCTTGCTCCAAGCGAACCGCTCGAAGCCGAACCAGCACTGTTTGAAATTCCTTTGAACAGGAAAGGGCTGTTTCATGGAGTAACTCAACCAGACATCGACCGCTATTCGGATTTGTTTGGTGCAGTGAATATTCGTGCTGAGCTGAAAAAAATGATCGCTTGGTGCGATGCCAATCCTCGTAAGCGGAAAACCAAGCAGGGCATTGAGAAGTTTATTCAAGGTTGGCTTGGCAGAGAGCAAGACAAGGGGCGTTATCTGCCACCACAGCAAGGAGATGCTTCAGTGGATACTCAGGACGAAGTGACCGTGATTCAGCGCGAAGTCTCTTTGCTAGAGAGCTCTATCAACTCAGAAAATCAGCGCATGCTGTACTTGATTGATGCTAAGCGACCTCAACATGAAGTGGAACCATCAAAGCGAAAGATCGCAGATTTGTCGGCTAAGCGCAGAGAGTTATTGGAGCGTGTTGCGAACCTAGAGGTGGTGTAGGGGGGGCGAGAATGGCAAGTAAAAAGGATTTGGTTGATGTAATGAAATCTCGTCGTCGGCTTTGGTCTCCGAGCGAGCTGTGTGATGAATTAGGTATTCACGTTTGTGACTTAGTTAGATTGGTTAAGGCGGCTCGCCGTTCTGGTGTGGATGTCCGGCATGAGAGTAGTGAACTGACGGGGTTCTCGAGTAAATACTGGTTAGCGGAGGGAGTCGAATGTTAAGTATCAGCGCCCAAACAGAGATGACAATGAGTAGTCGAGAGATTGCGGAACTGACAGGTAAGCAACACTCGCACGTTAAACGAGATATTGAACGAATGGTGGCTGAGTTGAACCATCCAAATTTGGAGGGTTCCCAGTTTTGGCATAAAGGTAATCAGTACACTCAATATCACTTGAATCGCGAGCTCACGTTGACGTTGGTTTCTGGTTACAACATCAAGTTACGTCATTCCATTATCAAGCGGTGGGATGAGTTAGAAAGCGCAGGTAAACCATCTATACCGACAACGTATGCTGAAGCATTGCAGCTAGCTGCTAACCAAGCCAGGGAACTGGAAGAAAAGAACCAGGCATTAGCTATCGCGGCACCAAAAGCCGAGTTTGCAGATGCTATCGCGGGCGCGGATAAAGGTGTGAAGCTCGGTCAGTTTGCTAAAACAGTAGGTTTGGGGCCTGTCACTATTTTCCGTGTACTGAGAGAGTTAAAGATCTTTATGAGCCGTGGAGACTCTTACAACTTGCCGTATCAGGAGTTTGTAGAACGTGGTTACTTTACGGTGAAACAGGGTACTTACGAAACTAACTCCCAAACTCGGATCAGCCACACAGCATTGATTACCGGAAAGGGGGAAATCTGGCTTCGTAAAAAGTTGCTGGAAACAGGTCATTTGAAGGCGGTGGCAGCGTGAGTCAGTTGGAGAAGTTGTTATTGCAGCATATAAGAGCGTTGAAGTTGGAATTACCCGTGTCTGAGTATCGATTTCACGAGACACGCCGATGGCGCTTTGATTTTGCCTATCCCGATCAGCAGCTGGCTATCGAAGTAGAAGGTGGGACTTGGAGTAATGGTCGCCATAATCGAGCGAAAGGTTTTGAAGCAGATTGTGAGAAATATAACACGGCAGCGTTGAGAGGTTGGACGGTTTTGCGCTTTACCGGAGATATGATTAAAAAGGGGTTAGCAATACAGATGATTGAGGAGGCACTACGTGATTAAGGTAGATATCGATATTGTACCCACTCTTAACGCTGCAGTGATCGCGCTGACACCGAATACTCAATCGTTAAAATCATTGCTAGTGGACGGTAAGATTGGTTTAGTTTCTCCCAATCAGCGTTTGGCCACAAAGACCGCGGGAGGGTTGTATTCGGATGACCTCTCTTTGGTGGCGTTCTTCGCTCATGAACACGTGCAACTGCTTATCGGTAGTACGGCTAAGTACGTTGATACGATTTCCGAGTGTCAGTTGAAGGATGGAGGCTACTGCAATCATAATTTGAAAACTCGAGTAACCGGCGAGGGAGCTATTCGTTTGTGTTGGCACCATGACAATATGGCCGACGATAGTCACCAGGCGTATTCAATCGCCCGAAAGAATACGGTTCGTCACGGCTTGATGGTTGTCTCTCGCCAGCTGCATGGTGAAGTAAGGCGTATTACAGGTGTTGATTTATGCTGGTGGTCCGTTCGCAATGACGTGTATTCGTTATTGCCGCAATCTGTTCTCGAGCGTCAGTTCAAGCGAGAGGAGGGCAGCAAGCGAGTGGGTGTGCTTGGAAGCGTGGATACAGATACCAGGTATGCATTCGAAGGTCAGCGTGAACAACTAGAACGTTTGGCTAAGCCAGTTCTGAAGCTGGTCATTGATGACGATCCACCAGCGATGTATCTGAGAAAGCCTAAGCCTATTCGTTGGGAAAGTGAAAAGTACTTATCGTTCATCCGAAAGTTACCCTGTCGCGTATGTGGTAAGACTGCGGGTATTGCTCATCATCTAATCGGCCACGGCGAAGGTAAGATGGGAAGTAAGGCTTCGGACTTATTCACCATCCCGCTTTGTCATGAGCATCACCAAGATCTACACCGTGATGTTAACACCTGGGAACGTCAGCACGGCGATCAGCTTTGGCATGTTAAGGAAACAATTAATTGGGCGCTGGTGGTTGGGGCGTTGGGGTAAGCTAAGAAAAATTAGTTAGAAATCAATCCTTCAGTTGCCAAACAACGATATCACTAGAACCGACTTAGGGTAACATGTCGATACTGCCCCAATAAGTGAGTTGGCATGGATTTATTTACACAGTCGGTATGACTGCCGATACCTAATATTTCTCATGTACGCCACATTACAACGTCAACAATTACCAGGAACAACCGACAGTTTGCGCCTTTCATAGTAATAAATCGGTATATACTCGTTTTAGACGCTCGTTTGGCGTATTTTTCCTAGCAATTTAATTCATTAACTTACTGATAAAGCGGGATATATGATAGAGTGGTACTTATATGCGCGGACTAACTTGCTGCCCCGGCTTTGGACTAAACGGGCAGATGTCCTGTTACCGCGACGTTAGAGCTATCAAAAGTATCGTAACTCTGTATGGCTTCACAATACATTGATTATGAAAGAAAAAGGCATTTAAAATGATTAAAAGTGGTATTTATGATGACTTTGGAAAAAAGCACAAGTATGTGTCTATCGACCTGTCTTCAAAGAAGTATAAGAATAGAGTTCTGAACATCTTGCAAACAAGTAACCCATCTATTGATGGATTTGAATATGAAATTCAAGCTAAGTGGACTCCCTCTCAGTACCATCCAACCATGTATTTAAGTGAAAAGGATCTAATTGAGCTTTCGGAAAAGCTAAATATGTTAGTGGATGAAATTAAGGCTAAAGCAGATTCTTAGCTCTGACTAACCTATGCCCTGAAGCGTGCTTGAGGAACAGCTCGTAAAGTGCGGTTCGGTTTTTACGAGCTGAAAAGCTTTTGCCCAAACTAGGTTAGGGTAAATACTTCTGATACCTCTATTGGAAGGTTCTCTAGTTGATTGGATAAGGGATGGCTGCTGGCGCAGCCAAAGTATAGTAATTGCTCATTGATTGGTATTAGGTTCATAGGTGTTGGTGTTTTGCTTGATTGAGATCTAACAAAAGTTTAGTTTTGTTTACTTCAAGGAAATCTTCGCAAAATTGCAAGCAAGCCCACCCTTCATAAGTGAACTTTTCATATAAAGAGTCAATTTCAGGTATTGTTTGGAAAGCTAACTCTTTTTCTTTGAGAATGTTATCTGTTGAAAACTCCCAAGATTCGTCTGCATTTCTGGACTTTTCTAATACTTCGGTTCCATTTAGTTTGGTTAACGCGATAAAAAATACTTGAGGTTTTCCACCACGAGGTAACTCTCTCGCAAATGCTACAGGATATAAATTGTACTCCGCTCTATCTAATCCGATTTCCAACGCAATTTCCCGCTCGATTCCTCTTTCAATTGCTGTGTAGTTATACTCACCAGCCTTAATACCATCGTCCATTTCAAAAACACCTGAAGCTGAACAATGTAATCCTTTTTGTGGTATTGCAGCTAAATCAGATGATCTCAGTCGAATAAAAGGCTCTAGAGCCCTGTTGTATAGCATTACGGCAACACCTAACGTATTTGATAGGTTAGAGTTATGTAATGTTTTCAATAGACCGTTCTCAGGTAACTCTATTGAATTACGTATAGTCAAGCTACGATTAGGCAGTTTTTTTGAACGCCAATCCAAGGTTAAGTTAGTTGCGACTTGGTCGAAATAACTAGCTTTCTGGCCTATTATGTTATTATTTTCTGTAGAAATAGCCACGATTCTAAAAGACTCATTATTTTCCCATCCATTTTGTTTTCTTTTAATTCTCCCTAATGTTTTGAAAAATTCGATCGCACACTTGCCATGCTCTTTTAAGCTTCTCGGGAGCTTGTATGATAGTGGCTCTACTTTTAACTTCAGCTCTCCTGCATGAAAGTAAGTTCTGCGAATTGACTCTGTTATATCTGTTTTTATGCCGTGAACTTCGGCATAAAGAATGCCTCGATGGTACTCATCACTATCTGTATACCCATAATAAATGTTGTATAGGCTATCAAACTCTGTGTGGTAAAAACTGGACTTATCATTAAGATCAAATCCAGTCCTTGTTTCTAAAGCCTCACCTTTTAAGTTTGGAGTTATCTTAAACTTTGGGCCAGAAAAGTTAACATCGTAAGAACTATTTTCTCTTCTTAGTTTTCTTATAAATGCTCTTGTTATTGATATAAAACGCATAATAGCCATTCTCTTTTTAGACGATTCTTTACAATATTTGACGTTAAATATTTGATGTATATACCTTGGATTATACTGTAAAAAGTTGTAATACATACCATAGATAGTGTTGCTAGAGTTTCAGGCACTTATGGACAAACTATAAACCCAAGTGATGCTGTATCTCTCCATTATACAGTAGGATAAAGTACTTTCCGTTTAGGCACGTTCTTACTAGGTAGTGATAATGTGAACTTCGAGTCTGTTGTCATCAGAGCAGAGTGCTGCCACATCCATAATCTTGAGTCGCCATACTCCAACAACGTTCTCTACTTCCCAAAAGCCACCAAAAGGGATTGTTTTGCAATCGCCATTAGCCACAACACCGATACTTTATCTTCGGTGTTGTTGTATCCGAAAGGGCTATCTTGTCCTATGCGATAGGTATGGTGTTCTACTAAGCGTTGAATCGTTTTGTACATACTTTAGAGCTGGATTTTAACTGTGTATAAACACAGTTTAAATATGTTTAAGTTTTGTTTCCAAATTGGTATTGGGAGTGTTTTGGGTCTAGTTGTAAACGTTGGGAAGATAGTCACGGTTTCCTGTTTTTATATGTGATGCTGGTAGTAAACAGAGTATTCAAAGCTACGAGCATTGCAAAAATGAGCGTCGATTTATTTTGGAACAAACTACATTTTCCTTTGGAATGGTTCCAGTTCTCTGATCATTGATGTTCTATTTGTTTTCGGATACGTTTCACTCTCTCATTGGTGTATAGACGTGATGAAAACATATTTGAATCGCAGTTACATATGGTTTTTAGTTGATCAAATTTTGCACGTGTGGATTCTCGCGATACTTACATATGGAATGGTTTACCATCGTGAGTTAGATAATCTTTTGGAGAGGGCCAAATCTATTGATTTATCGGTAGTCCTTCCTATCTTGATTGTCTACCTGTTAATGCTTAAGCCCACGGCAGTTTTGGTTGGTGAAGTGCTTAACAAATGGACTCAGCAGGTTAATGGGAGAGCAAATAAAAGGCTAGAAGACGCAGGTAAGTATATTGGTTATATAGAAAGAGTCTTAATACTGACTTTTGTCTTAACATCTCAGTATGCTGCTATAGGTTTTGTTCTTGCTGCTAAATCTATATTTCGAATGGGTGATTTAAGAGACGAGCATGATAGGCAGTTTACAGAATATGTCATGGTTGGGACGTTGTTTTCTGTTAGTGTCTCGCTGTTCAGTGGTCTTTTCATTGTTCATTTTTTAGGTTTGCAGTAGTTCTATATTAGGGATCTTGTGATAACCTTAAAGCACTGTCTATAAAGACAGTGTTTTCTGCTTTGATTCTGGAGGAACGATGGGATTAGCGATAAACATTGAAACGTGGCCGATGCCAGCGGCAATTGGTATGGCTACGGAAGGCATCAAAGCAAAGTATAATGACGGTTCTGGTGGTGGCGGTGGTTTCGGGGCTGCTGACTACCAAATGGCATCTCGAATTGATGGCGCAAAAGTGCTTTTAACGTTAGATAGAATGCAAAAGAAAGCAGCGCATTTGGCCGATTGGAGTTTGTACGCTTACGCATCACCGCTCTGGAACTCTAAAGAAAACAAGAAGCGCTTGGTGGAAAGCGTGTTGAATGATTGGGTCGTGCTTTCATCTGAGCAAGGCATGATTGTTCAGAAGCGAACCTATCTCAAAGTTAAAGCTCTCATTAGTACTATCGCTGGTAATATTGCGCTTGAGCAATTGGCTGGGGCTCAGACTTACTTCGATCATGATGGTATTCAATATAGGCCCAACGTTAGCCGTCAGTTTCTAATCAAAGCGCTGGTGGAAGTAGATTGTAAAGACAAGAATATTGAGTCTGATGCGTTCAGAAAGAAACGTACTCGCTACTACCAAAACCACTGGTCTGAATGGGAAAAGCACATTGAAGTGATTCGTACCTTGCTGGTTAACTACGACAAGTCTGCGCGAAAATTATTCAAAAAAGAGCTTGAAAATAAAAACGGGGCAATTTAATGTATATATATCCATTATGGATAAGTACACAGTATTGAAAGTGACCGCCACTTAGGCGGTTTTTTTGTGCCTATCATAAATTCTCGCAAACCTCGCCTCGGCGGGGTTTTTTCATTTTCACCCAAGCAAAAGGGCACTCCAGTACGGGGGTGAGTATGCGTATGAACGAAAAGATATCCAGCGCCCTATCTTATTTTTGGAATGGGGTAATAGGAGTGTTTGGGTCTATATCTGCAGATGGTTATACGGTGCTGATTGCTTTGGCTGGTATGCTCATTACTGCCTGGATTAACAACTACTGGCAGAAAAAGCGTTTCGAAAAGGACTATGGCGATGAAGCACCTTAATTCTGCAGTCAAGATGTTAGCAGCCGCAGGAGCTTCGGCTCTTATTATGGCGACAGCAATGGTAAAGCCAATGGAAGGTGTTCGGTATACTCCTTACATCGATGTCGCTGGCGTTCAAACTGTTTGTTACGGACATACAGGAGCAGACATCATTCCAGACAAAGTCTACTCACAAGCCGAGTGTGATGAATTTCTGGAGTCTGACTTGGCCGATGTTAAGCGAATGGTCGATCCGATGATTCACGTTGATATTCCTGAGACGACACGAGCAGCTCTCTACTCTTTCACATTTAATGTTGGCATTGGCTCATTCTCACGCTCGACGTTACTAAAGCTGCTCAACAAAGGTGAGTGGCATGCAGCATGTGACCAACTTAAACGATGGATATATGCAGCAGGAAAACCGTGGAAAGGATTGATGAACCGACGAGATATCGAGAGGGAAGTATGCCTAATGCAAAGCTGACAGTATGGGCGACAGCTATTGCGGTAGTAGTGGTTGCGACACTCTCGGCAGCATTGTTTGTGGAAAGCAGTCGGGCTGATATCGCTGAAAGCCAGCTAACCTTGGTAAAGAGCGAGATTCAGGGCTATATCGCAGCGCTACACCAACAGCGAGTTCAAATTCAATCCTTCAACCAATTGGGAGAGAAGCATGCAGCAGAGTTATCCGCAGCAAAAGAAGAGATTGATCGTCTTAGCGATAGTCTCAGCACTGGCACTAAGCGGGTGTATGTCCAGGCAGATTGCCCAGCAGTGCCCGAAGCCACCAGCACCAGAAGCATGGGCAATGCAAACACCCCAAGACTTGGAGCCGCAGCTGAACAAGATTATCTACGTCTCAGGCGAATGATGATTGAGAACGAGCAGCAGACAAAGTATTTGCAAGATTACATCAGGACTCAATGCCTAGCAGAAGATCAATTATGATCGCGGGTCCTTTCAGGCACCCTGAGCGACCACGGGGGCATGACCTCGCAGAAAAGCTCTCGTTAAAAATTTTTTTTATTTTGGAGGTTTCCGGTTTCCGGTCAAAAACCATGAATGAGCGAACTATTCAACCCGAGCAAAAAGTTCACGCAGTTGGACATAGCGACGCTCCTTGGCATTTCATCTAGACAGGTCCGAAACCTTACGCAACAAGGGGTTCTGCCTGTCGCCAAAGGGCGAAATGGTATCGATCCTCTTGCGTGTATCCATGCTTACATTACCTATAAATCGCAATCAAAAGCCTCCGATTCAAAACCGGAAACCGAGCAAGAAGATGAGGAAGCGTTTGCGAAATTAGAACGCGATCTCAAGATAGAGGAACGGCGCGAAAAGTTGGCGATGCTAAAAGCCAAGCGCGTACTGTTTGAAAAAAGTTACGCACCAATAGACATCATTGTCGACACCTTAGAACAGGTATGCGCCAGAGTGGGCACACGCCTCGACACCCTCCTTCCGAAACTAAAGAACGCATGGCCCGACATGCCACCCGAAGCGGTGGAAGTTTTAGAGACCGTGATTGCTGCTGTATTAAATGAGTGTGCCGATGTTCAACCAAACCTCTCCGATTACATTGACAGCGATCCAGACGAAAGTCCGTCGTGGCTTGATGGGGATGAGGAGAACAATCGCCATCAAGGGAGCGGAGTGGGCAAATAAGCATTTCCGGTTAGCCGCTGGTTCTTCTCAGGAAGAAGGCTTTTGGGAAACACTGCCTTTGCAGGTTGTGCCACTCAACATGATGTGCAACCGCGCTATATCCGAGCTGACCATGCAAAAGTCAGCTCGTGTTGGCTGGTCCAAGTTGGTCATAGCAGCAAACTCTTGTCTGCATGCTCAGTTCAAAACCAACACCGTGATATACGTTCCGACAGAGAACGACGCAAAAAACATCTCTGTCACCGAAATTGATGCAGCTTGGCAGGAAATGCCAATCATGCACCAAATCTTCCCAGCCTTATTCGCTAAGGACCACCGAAACACCGTTTCCTACAAACAGGGAACAGGCTGGTCGCTGCATGTCCTCGGCACATCCACACCGCGAAACATGCGCGCTCTGACTAAAGGCGCGCTGTTTGGTGATGAGATTGACGGATGGGATTGGGAAGTCGGTAAAGAAGGTAACCCTATCGATCTTGCGCGAATGCGTTTGGAAGGCGCCGCTTTCCCGATGGCAAGGTGGGGAACCACACCAACCAATACAGGCGAGTCGCACGTTGAACGCCTAATGGCAAAGATGGAGCTGACTTTCCGCTTTTATCTGCCATGCCCACACTGCGGAACCGAGCAGGTTTTAGAGTGGGGCAGTAAAGAAGATAAACACGGCTTCAAGTGGGACAACACTCAGCCAAGTATCGAGAAAAAATCAAAGACAGTTTATTACAGCTGCGTTCATTGTGACGATCCTATCTACTACAAGCACCTCTACAAGATGGAGCTTGCAGGTCGTTGGATTGCCGAAGATGGCACATGGACACGCGATGGCCATGAGTTCTTTGATATAGACGACAACCCAGCGCCAACGCCAAGCAGCGTCGGCATTCACATTTGGTCAGGATACAACACCAAATTGAGTGCAGGTTGGCGTGGCATAGTGCGTGACTTCCTCAACAAGAAAGACGACCCAAGTCAGCTCAAAACGTTCGTCAACCTAACGCTCGGTGAGCTCTGGGATGGTGAGAACGGAGAGAAGCTAGATTGGGAGCATCTCAAGTCGCGCCGTGAAATATGGTGGGCCGAGAGTCGCACCAGTAACCCAGTACCTGAGCGAGCCATGGTTTTGACCGGAGGCATTGATACTCAGGATGACCGCATCGAACTCTTTGTTTGGGCGTGGGGACCAGGTGAAGAATGTTGGCTTGTTGAGCACATCGTTCTTCTCGGGGATTTATCGAGTCAGGTATTAAAAGATGCCGCTGGAAAAGTGTTGTATCGAACCTACAAAAAGCGCAGTGGCCAAGTGATGGACGTTCAGCTTTGGTGTTGGGACGCCATGGGCCATAAAACGGATGACGTTTACCAGATGAGTCGAACGCACGGCGTGATGTGGGTGATCCCAATCCAAGGTGAGAACCAATACGGCAAGCCGATACAAAACTTCCCTCGCAAGAAAAACAACAAAAAAGTCTACCTCACTAGGCTAGGTACCGACGGTATCAAGCAACGACTTTACAGCCGTTTAGGTTTAACCCCGAAAGGTGATGAACCTGTGCCTGGATGTGTTCACTTTCCATTGGATGGTGACATAGCCGGTGATGAGTTTTTCAAGCAGCTCTGCTCAGCCAATAAAAAGTTGGAACATGACAGGTCAGGGCGACAAGTTTGGCGATGGGTGAAGCAATACCACCCATTTGATGAAGCGTTAGACGGATGGGTGTATGCGTATGCGGCACTCAACATTCTCACTCAACGGTTCGGTCTCGAACTGGAAGAGCCGCAACCCCAACAACCTCAAGAACAACCACAAACATCCGGTCTCAGCATCGCTGAATTAGCCGCGAGATTGAAAGGTGGATCAAGATGACAAAACAAGAAATGTTGCAACAGGCCGAAGCCGCCTTTCATAGCTTGCAAACAGGAAAGATGGCGGTTTCCGTACAGAAAGGAGACCGCAAAGTTGAATACAGTCGAGCCAACATCCATGAACTTCGCGCCTACATTGATGACTTGCGTGGTCAGTTAGGATTGAGCTCAGTTCGTCGTCGCGGCCCTGCAGGAGTTTCATTCTAATGACACACACCGGACTACTGGCTGCAGATGGTCAAACACCATTAAGAGATGCGGTGTATCGAGCTGGCGGTTCAGGGTTTGGTGGCCAGATGAGCGATTGGAACCCTCCGTCAAAATCGGTAGACGCTGCCTTCTTGCCTGTCATGAGGCAGGCGAACGCCAGAACAGACGATGTCACGCGCAATAACGGTATTGCTGCGAATGGCATCCAGCTACACAAAGACCACATCATTGGCTCTGAGTTTCGCCTCAGTTACAAACCAAACTGGCTATTGCTCGGTATCGATCCAGACAAAGGGTTCGTGCGTGAAGTGGAAGCCATTTTTCGTGACATCGCCGAAGACCCGAACTGCTTTATTGACGCAGAAGGTCGCCGCACGTTCACCATGATGATGCGAGAGGGCATTGAAACGCATGCTCACACGGGCGAAATCATGGCGAAGCCCGAATGGATAGACCGTCGGCATTCGCACTTTTCAACCTGCATTCGCATGGTCGCGCCACGCAAGGTTAACAACCCCAACTACATGATGGACAAACCCCATCAGCGTGGTGGGATGCGCTTCAATCGACATGGCGAAGCCATTTCCTACTTCATTGAAGAAGGAGCCGATAACTTTGGCTCGCCAAAGAAATGGCGTGAAGTACCGAAGCGTTTACGCTCGGGACGCATGGGGTTCTTGCATATCTTTGAGCCATCGGAAGGTGGGCAATGTCGTGGCGTGAACAAGTTCTTATCGTGTTTAGAGCAATTGAAGATGCTCGACACCTTACAGAACACCACGTTACAGCGAGCGATTGTCAACGCCATGTACGCCGCCAGTATCGAGTCAGAGCTTGGAACGGACCAAGCGATGGAGTACTTGTTCGGTGCGCAGCAAAATGGCGCGGTCGAAAAGATGCTAATGACCTACGGCGATTACTACGCCAACAACGAGGTCAAGTTCAACGGCGTCAAACTACCTCACCTCATGCCAGGTGACAAAATCAACCTGCACAGCGCAGGGAATGCTGATAACGGATTCGCGGCCTTGGAGCAATCCATCATCCGCTACGTTGCGGCTGGATTGGGCGTGGATTACGCGCAGCTGTCGCGCAATTACGCGCAAATGTCTTACAGCACCATTCGTGCTTCGCACAACGATTCATGGCGTTACTTCATGGGTCGACGAAAAATCATTGCTAACCGATTCGCCAGCCAAATCTTCGCACTCATGTTCGAAGAAATGATCTTGCGTGGCTACATCAAGCTGCCAAGCAAAGCGCGATTCAACTTCTACGAACGCCGCAACGCTTGGACCAAGTGTGATTGGATTGGCTCTGGTCGACTGGCCATTGATGGATTGAAAGAAGTCAAAGAAGCCGTGCTGCGTATCGACTCAGGTCTATCGACGTATGAGAAAGAGCTCGCGCTACTCGGTGAAGACTATCAAGAAATCTTTGATCAACAGTTGGCAGAGATGGAAGAGCGCAAATCGAAAGGTTTACCACCGCCAAGCTGGATGAAGCTACAAGCGTTAGCACCGGATAACCCAAGCGAGAGTTCAAATGAATAATTTACAACACCTAATCAGCAACACATTCAACAGGCCGCTCGCCTTAGAAGCTGGTTACGCTCGGGTATTCTTCTCGGCGCTCAGCCAACGTCTCGGCAATGTGGTCCAGATAACCGACACCGAAGGGCAAATCCTGCGCGAGAACGACATGAAAAAAGTCGCTTCTGGCTTTTCTCGGACTCGCAGCAGTAACCGCAGCTATCAAGTCTCTCAGGGTATCGCCATCATTCCGATTGATGGCTCGTTGGTTCATAAGTATGGCCACATCAAACCCTACTCGGGGATGACAGGCTACGACGGCATTATGCACCGCTTGCGAGAAGCGGTCGCAGATCCCGAAGTCAAAGCCATTTTGCTGGATATGAACACACCAGGCGGCATGGTCGCAGGTTGTTTTGACTTGGCCGACAAAATCGCAGAGATGCGCAAAATTAAGCCTATCTGGTCCCTCGGTTACGACATGCACTGCAGTGCAGGCCAAATGATTGCGAGTGCGTGTTCAAGGCGCCTCATAACTCAAACGGGCATAGCAGGCTCGGTGGGCGTGATTATGGCGCACACCAACATCGAGAAGATGCTGGATCAGCAAGGCGTGGAAATCACCCTTGTGACGGCAGGTGACCATAAAGCCGATGGCAACCCTTACCAATCTCTGCCGAAAGAGGTGCGAGAGAAATGGCAATCCGAAGCAGAGAGCACACGTCAAATGTTCGCAGGTAAAGCCGCCGAGTACATGGGCGTCGACATTAAAACCATTCTATCGACTGAGGCGCAGGTCTATGAAGGCCAAGCCGCAGTGGATGTTGGCTTCGCAAACGAAGTCGTTAACGGTCTTGATGCCGTTCAGATCATGGCTGAACAGTTCAAGAAACAACAAACCACCTTTGATATGGGAGCCGCTATGACGGTGCAAGCAGAACAACAACCAGTCGCAACGGGTGAGCAAGGCAATCCACAACAAGCCGCCGCTCCAGCGACTCCGCAAACTCCAACTGAAGAACAGCAATCCACTCCAGAGCAGCCACAAGCGAGCGCGCAAAGTGATGAGTCCACGGACCCAGCCACAAAAGAGCGTGAACGCTGCATGGGCATTATTGGCCTAGAAGAAGCCAAAGGGCGTGAAGCGCTCGCGCAGCAACTTGCCAGTAATCCAAAGATTAGCGTCGATGAAGCCAAGGCCTTACTTGCTTCAGTACCAGTTAGTGCCACTGCGCAAAACGAGTCGGCATTAATGGCACTGGCCTCAGAGCACGGTGAGCCTCTTGGTGATGATGTTGGTTCCGGTAATGTCACCGAAGAACAAAAGAACATCAAAGCGCTAGCGTCTTCATACACACGCATTTAACAAGGAAACTCGCATGTTAGAACAAACAGAATACACACCAGATGAGCTGTTTATTAGCGCACCAGTCACGGCGCGAGCAACCATCAAAACAGGCGTATCTTTTCCTGCTCGAACCCCATTAATGGCCGACGCGACTGACGCCGCCACGTTGGTGAAATGGGACGGTACACCAGGCAAAGCCATCGCTATCTCGGCTCGTGATGTGACGAATACAGGCAGCGACCAAGAATCGACAGTTTACCTACAGGGTGGCTTTCGTATCGGTTTTGTGAACTGGCCAGATACGGTCACAACCAACAAGCAAAAACGCGCTGCTTTCCTTGGCAGTCCAGTTTTCGTAGACGACGAATACTAATTCGTCGTTTTCTTTGAATTCAGAAAAAAAGAGCTTCTTATGCCTGATAATTACACCACTCGCGAACTGCTTGGAGCCATTCAAGAAGCAGGGATTCGTCGCGACAACTTCTTCATGCGCTTCTTCTTCCGTGAGATGTATACCTTCGATACGGAAAAAGTCGACCTCGACATGATCCCAAATAAAACCAAGATTGCAGCATTTTGCTCACCGATGATTGGTGCCGCAATAGACCGCAATCAAGGCTTTAAAACCTCAAGCTTTAAGCCTGCATACGTGAAGTCAAAACACGCAGTAACGGCAAACCAAAGCGTTAAGCGCCGACCAGGCGAACCAATCACAGGCTCTATGTCGGCAGGTGATCGTCAAAACGCGATTGTGATGCAAAACCTCGACATCGAAGAGCAAGCGGTTCGTGACCGCGAAGAGCTGATGTGTGCCGAGATGGTCTATGACGGTAAAACCGTGATCGACAGCCCTTACATTGATAAGCCTTACGAAATTGATGCAGGCCGAAATGCGGACAACATGATCACGCTTCTTACGGCAGCTCAGTGGGCGAATCAAGACTTTGCTACCTACGACATCGTTGGTGACATTGAAACTTGGGCGGCGATTTCTGAAGGCCTGACGAATGTCATCATTACCGATCCTAAAACGTGGGCGTTGATGCGCAAATTCGAGAAGTTCAATGACGCGCTGGAAACTCGCCGTGGCTCTAACTCTCAGCTTGAAACCGCGCTAAAAGACTTAGGTGCAACGGTTAGCGTTAAAGGCAATCTTGGCGATGTCACCATCATCGTGGTGGATGAAGAGTACATCGACCGTGACGGCACAACGAAGAAAGTTCAACGCGACTTCACGTTGATTTTGGCGCATACCGAACTGCGCGGTGCGCGTCTGTACGGTCAAATCCAAGACTTATCCGCTCAGCGTGAAGGCTTTGATGAAGCCGAACGCTACGTGAAAGATTGGACGGAAAATGGCGATCCAGAAGTTCGCTACACCAAAACGGAAGCCGCCCCTGCGATGTACCTCATTGACGTTAACAAAGTTGTTGTCGTCAAAGTCGGTTAATCCTGACCACCACTAACGAAAAGCAAAATGGGTCCACGGACCCATTTGTACTTTGGAGCCAATCATGAGCCGAAAAGAAAACCTGAAAAAACGTGTTGATGAGCTTTGCAAAGAGCTCGGTATTACTGAACCGCAATATTCAGACAAAACGACCGAACCTCAGCTAAATAAAGTCATTGACGATTTGGAAGCCAAGTTACCAGACATGGACGAATCCGATGATGAAGTACAGTCGCAAACGCAAGGAAATGACGCTAACCATACTGCCAGTGATCAAGGCGAACAAACCGAGAGTCAAACCAGCGAAAAATCGGAAGTGCTTATCGGTGCTTCGGTCGAATTACCCGATGATGCCACGGTTCTAGACGATGGTGAGCCGCCAGAAGTCAACGCCGATGAGAAAGGCAATGTGCAAGTTCTCGTGGATAAGCCGTTTCAGTGCTTGCAAGGCCAAAAAACGATCCTACTCAAGCGTGGTGATAAGCCGTTTTTAGATGAAGAAACCGCGATGGAAGCGGTGGACGCTGGCTTGGCTTATTTCGTCGCTCAGTATTAACAATGAAAAATTAGAGCGAACACGTTTCGCTCTAAATTGGAATTTGAATATGGATTTTGACTCTTTATTTGATGAAGCAATGAAATGTGCAGACGTTTCAATAGAAGGGGCTATGGCATCTGAATTTCGTCTTTTACTAAGAAGCGGTTCAAGTTTGGATATCAAAGCTATCTTTGATTCCAAATTAATGCCGGAAGAAAATTCAAATGCACGCGTAGCTTTCATCGCGGAACACGGTGGCTTAACTGTTTTTAATATGCGAATAGAAAAGCAATTGGTAACGGGAGCTTCTGTTGATACACCATTAGGAACAAGGCATGTTTCTGATGTTTTATACCCAGATGAAACAACATCATTACTCATTCTTAGTATGAAGCCTAACGGGCAGAGGGTGAGCCCAAATGATAACTTCCTCTAACTTTTCACAGCCTAGTCCTCATATGCGCCGGACTAACTCTGGCGTTCTTAGCTTTGATCTCTCAAACGAAGCTGCATTAATTGCGGATGAGTTTGCAGGGATGGAAAAGCAGGTTGCTAAGGCGGCAGAGCGAGCGCTCAAGAAAACAGGTCGATGGTTACGAACTTACACCTTGCGTAACTTGAGTAAAGAGCTGAGCATCAAACAAGCCGCTTTAAAGAATCGTTTTATCCTGGCTTATGACAAAGACAAAAAGACGGTCAACTTATGGGTTGGCCTGTTAGCTATTTCGGCAGAAAACCTTGGTAGTGTCCGGCAGAACGCTGCTGGTACTAAAGCAGGCTCCCATCAATTTGATGGTGCTTTCTACACCAAGATTTATGGTGATGATGAACGAGTTTATATACGAGCCAGCCGAAACCGAGTGATGCAGCATGATGTGGTTCGTCAGAATCGCAAGCCTGCACCTTACAGGCCTATTCGTGATCCAGACTTAATTGGTCGCTTCCCTGTTCAAGCTGTCGGTATTTCTATTGAAGATGAAGCGAGTCAGATATTGCTTCGCCTAGAGCAGCAGGTAAACAAGCGATTCGGTGAAATACTGAAACAAGAGCTCAACTATGCAATCAACGTTGAATAAGCCAAGTGACTATTACATGGAAGTCGTTGAGGTGCTGAAACAGCGCGTCAAAGGCGTTCCTGTTCATGAATATGCGCTTTACGGTGAGTACCAAGTGAGTGGACTTGAATGTCATGTGGCCATAGATGAATACGGTGAATTATCGAAAGCCAACGATGGCAGGATAAAGCAGCCGGTTCGCGTGAAAGTGTATTGCCTGGTGAGCAAAGCTTACAGAGATACAGAAAATCGAAACGCTGACCTGATTGCTCAGGATTTGGCGAGTGCGGTTGGTCGCATTGCCTTTAATAACAACTTTGGTCTTGGAAAGACGGTCAGTTTCCCAGAGAAGATTGTTAGCCAGCAAGGCATGTTTAAATCTGGCACAGACGGTTATGAGTGTTGGGAAACAGAATGGTGGCAAAACATCTATTTAGGTGAGTTACCTGAAGAAGACCCGAAAGTGTTAGGGATCTTCTTAGCCATTAACCCTAAGAATCCCGAAAAGCCGGATGAATACAAGGAACTTGAGAATGCGAGACTTAATCCAGCAGATAGTTCAGGCTGAGTTAGAAGAGTATTCTCAGCAGTTTTCCCAACAAGAAAAAGCAATCACTGAGTTGAAACGCCGCCTAAACAACATGATTAAAGTCGGTAAAGTTTCTGCTTGGAGTGATGACCATAAACGAATCAAAGTAAAGTTTGGCGACAATGAAACGCCATTGATTAAATGGTTTTCAGCGTGTGCAGGCGATGTGGCTGAATATCGTCTTCCTAGTATTGGAGAGCAGGCAGTATTGCTCAATGTTGGCGGTGGGGATAACTCTACGACCAGCATTGCTTTGATTGGCGTTCCAAGTGATCAGTTCCCACTTCCTACCGATAATCCTGATGAGACGCTTCGGGTTTACCCTGATAAGACGTCAGTGAAATATAACCATGCATCCCACAAGCTAACGATTGATATTAAGTCGGGGGAAGCGGAAGTAATCGCCCCTACGAGAATTAAACTTGATACGCCGCTTCTCTATGTAACTGGAAGTATTAAAGCTGACGGTGACGTTACTGACCACACTCGCTCAATGAAAGCAGATAGGGTTATTTACAACGGTCACAAACATGAATCTCCAGAGACCAAAGCACCGACCTCAACGCCGGATAAGGAACAGTAATGGCTATTGGCATGTGCCGGAAAACCGGACGCACTATTACAGGCTGGGATCAATTCATTAGCCGTGTCACTCAAGTGATGACGACTTACATCTCGGCAAGGAATAAGGTTCGGGGATTCGGTAGCCAGCTACCAGCAACGCTCTCACTCAATACCAACAATGCCACCTTGGCATTGATTCAAACCTACGCCATGGGCGCGTTCATGAATCCTTTGAATGGACTTGAAGATTTTGAGCCATCGAGAGTTGTCGCAGAACGAACGCAAAACGGTACGTCAGTGACCTTTTACGGTAAATGGAACGGTCGAGTAGTTGATCCATTTACTATCGAATTGCCTCAAGCAGCATAGAGACTCCACATGAAAAGATTTCCTCATTTGGCTCGGTTGCCAGAGCCAACGCTTTTGAGTACGCCGGATTTTTCCAGCTTATACGGAAGCATTAAAACAGAGCTGCTTGATGCTCTACAAGAAATTGCACCCGATGATGTTTCCGCTGTTGAAGAAACGCTGAACAATAATGCGGAGATACTTACCAAGTTTACGCAAGTCTTCACGGTCATTCTGCAGAACCATTATCGTCGTTGGAATGAAAACGCCAAGCAGATGTTTGGCATGTACGCCACCCAAGACGATGTGGTAGACACCATTGCTGCTGATATGGGATTAACCCGATTAGTATTGGAAGAGGGCGACCTTAACGCTTTTCCTCCAGTTGAGCCTGTCATGGAGAGCAATGAGCAGCTTCTCACTCGTTATTACCTAGCGATGTTTGCATTGGCAACCACAGGAACCCGAAACGGCTATCGCTTCCATGCGTTAACACCTGGTGCCAGTCCTGATATGGAAATCCAATCACCGGACGAAAACACCGTAGTGGTGACTTATCGGTTTAAAGACCATGAGTTTGGTGGACAGGCTAAAGATGCTCGCTTTGTTAATCGCGCTCCTGGTACGGGAATTGTGGATGGTTACTTGCTGGCTCATGCTGGCGATGGCACACCAAGTGATGAGTTGTTGGCTGAAACGCTCGCTTACATGCGTACTCACTCAGTAGCCCAAGAGACAGATATTCTTTACCTGCATAAAGCCAGCATTAACCGATGGACGCTAGATGCAGTGCTTTATATTCCTAGTGGACCAGACCAAGACGTCATCAAAGATGCAGCCGATGTGGCAGCAGCTCAATATGGTAAAGAACAGCATCGGTTAGAGGGCGAAATTGACCGCTCTATGATTGACCACGTTCTACTGAAAGCGACCAACGGAAGTGGCATCCGAGTTCAAATCAATTCACCAGCAGCGAGCTTTAAGTGTGATCACACAGGAGCGCCATATCTTGAGTCAGTCAACATCAGAGTCGAAACCGAGTAGCTACAGCCTACTAACGGATAATGCCAGCTCACTAGAACGAGCTCTGGAACACATATTAAGCAAACATTTAGACCAAGTCGCACCACCTCTTCCTCAGTTACGAAATGCACATCAAACACCGGAGTCAGCATTGCCACATTTGGCAGCAGACCGGATGGTTACGTACTGGAAAAAAGAAGATTCGGTCAAAATTAAAAGAGCTCAGGTAGCCAGTGCTCAGGTTGAACGAAAGAAATCGGGAACCAAAGAGGGTATTGGGATCGCCTTGGATGCGATTGGTTACGGTTGTGAAATCAAGTCTCGGTATGAAAGCCCAGACTTACCGCCGTACACGCTGGACGTTGTTGCTTGGAAAACGGATTCGTCTCCGGTTAATAAAGACTTAATCAACCAGCTTATTCTCAAGCTGGATGACATCAAATCAACGAGAGACACCATAGAGCTTTCCTTGGTTTTTGGTGTTGAAACCGAAGTTGCGTTGGGTGGTGCAAAAGCACCATCGACAAACGTCAGTTATACAGACGCCCCTGCAGTATTGTGGCCCATGCCTAATGCGGATGTTGCATTTGGCATTGCAGGTGGCGCCTGTCCACCCATTAGTGTTAATCACTTGACCGTTAAGGCGACCGTCATACCAGACGAACCGATAGCGAGAGCTGCACCTGCTGCAGGTAGCTATAGCCTTTCTGTGTCACCTATTACCGCGAGAGCAATTACATGAGTGACGAAGGATTAAAGTTAGTCATCACCCGACGAGGTTTGGATGCGGCAATTAGTGCCAAAGAGAAAGGCATAAAAGCAGCATTAAAATGGGTGAGTGTGGGTGATGCCGCTTATACCCCAAACAAAGAGCAGCAAGTTCTACAGAATGAACTGGCTCGAGTTGAGTTCGGTGAATTTAAGGATACGAGCGGAAGCAGTATTCAAGCTGCTGCGAAGTTTTCTGGACCAGAAGAATATGCAATCCGAGAAATTGGCTTTTGGCTGGATGATGGCACCTTGTTTGGTGTGATCTCTGCGCCCGATACCACGCTGAACTATAAAGCGAAGAATGCACACTGTATTCAGCCATTCACGCTTAATCTTTCCGATCTTCCTAGCGATTCCATTACGGTCATTGTTGGTACCGAAAATCTGAACATCTTGATTGATGCTGAATTTGCCATTATGGCAAAGAGTCAGGTAGATACGATGCATCTTGCTATCAAGCATGAGTTTCGTTTGCTTGAGTTAGAAAAAGCGATTAGCTAGGAGGCACTTATGTATGAACAAGTGCTGGAAATTACAGAGGGTAGAACTTGCGATTTCTATTTGCTTTGGGAAACCGAAGATGAAAACCGAAATCGAGAGCCGGTGGATTTAACCGGAGCCACGATAGAGCTGGAAATTCGCAAAAGCAGTAATGATGAGCTGCTGGTTCGTCTTTCCTCAGAAGCCGGAGAGATAAAAATCCCTGAACCGACCAGTGGTGAAAGTGAATATCACATCGCGCCGGATAAGACCGAAGGTCAATCTTGCGAAAATTGGCGTGATGCACTTTGGGAAGTGTTGGTGACGTTTCCCTCTATGGATAAGTATCCAATCGCCTGCGGAGTTGCTCAGTTGAAACGAGGCATAGTGCAAAGCAGCACTTAGGGAGAGCCATGAATAACTGCATTACGATGAAAGTCGTTAAGCGCCATATTGTCAGTATGAGAGCAGGCCGCAGCATGGTCGAGCTTCGAACACCCAGTAGAACGCGCCTTAATGTAGTCAGCTTGGGTAAGCAAGGTCCAGTGGGTACGGTCGCTGAGGAAGTGTTGAAAATGGCGACTGAAGCGCAGACGGCAGCAAATGAAGCAAAGGCTCAATCCGCTCAGGTAGCAGAAGACCAATCATCAATGGTTGGTGGGATGACCATGACCATTGATCATTATATCGGCGTGATAGGCGTCCAGGAGTAAAAATGGCAGAACCTCAAACCCCTATTGAAGTCATGATATCCAAGCTCAGTGAATTGCTTGGTGTGATTGACGGTAAGCTGCGAAATAAATTGGATAAGTCAGGCGGCACAATTGACCACCTTACAGTGACCAACCGCTTAGCCGCGACAGCAGACCATGCGAAAGCGTTGAAAATTGCGCGATTGATTGCGTTGACGGGTCATGCCACAGGTCAGGTTAGTTTTGACGGTACTGACGATGTGACGATAAACGTCACTATCTCAGAGCTTGCAAACAAAGCCGACAAATCGGTGACCTATACCAAAGCAGAAGTTGACCAACTTTTTCAAAACCTGATTGGTTTGGCTCCAGAAGAGCTAGATACCATCTACGAACTTGCTCAAGCGTTAAAGGATAACCAAGACAGCATTGGCGTCATCTTGACTGAGTTAGCCAAGAAAGCGAATACAGTAGATGTATATGACAAGGTCACGGCAGATGCTCGTTTCCTACTTGCTGGCGCTCAAGCCGAAAACTCAAAGCTTTTGGCAGGTAAAGGTCCAGCCTACTTTGCAACGCAAACAGGACTGGATGCTACAAACCAAGAGCTTAGTACCGTAATTACTCAACTTACTGCAGCGTTTACTAGTGGTGCAGATTTAATTAGAAATTCATAAGGAGCTCATTTTATGAGTACACAAGAAATTAGCGAGTTGATCGAGTCGGTTAATGATTTAACTCAAACGGTAGCAGGTAAGGTGGCTGAAATTGATCAGAAGGTTGATGCCGCAACTTCGGCTGTGCCAGATAAAATTAAATCTCAAATGGATAGCAAAATCTACGTCGATAATGTTAATGGAGATGATGCTAATGATGGGCTTACAAAATCCAAGCCTAAGCAATCTATTAAGGCTGCTGTCGATAGTGTACCTCGTGGTAGTAGCTTGATTGTTCTTTTACTTGGCGCACGAGTTTATGAAATTGAAAACGATATTTATTGTGCTGGGAAATTAATTATTATCGAAAGTGATGGCGCAGTTTGGGGGAATCCAGTTACTCGATCTACAATCCGTTCGAAACAGGCAACAAACTGGGGAGAATACAAAGGTGGTCAATTCCAAACAGGTTATGGAGCTGAAATACATATCCATCAAGTAGATCTTGAAACGGTTCAATTTGAAGTATCGAAACCGGGTTACAGTGATTATCGAAACTCACTGTTTTCTGGTTCGTCGTCAAGTTCTCAAGTTTGGATGTACGGTTGTGGTGTTACTTTGAATAATGGTCCGTTGACACACCAACACCCTAATGGCTCATTTGGTAAAATAGACTTGTATTTGAACTCTGTAAGTATCGCTATAAATGAAACGCCAATTATTGCAGACGGTAAAGCAGTTGTTATTGGACATTACGGTTCTGACGCAGTTCCATTCACCTTGTATGTAGCATCAACCGGACTACCGTCGGGTAAAACTTGGGGTGATATGGTTACAGCAAACACAGCGGCAGCAAATTCGAATGTTAGCTTTTCATAAGGTATATAAAAATGATTATTGAAAAAATAGAGCATAACGGACAGCAGTATTTCAACATTACTGAAAGAGAAGCTTTGTCGATTGGTATTTCTCAATCGGTTGTTGATTTGGCAGTTTCAAACCAAGAACGCTTAAACATTATAGATTCTCGTCGTAAAGCTTATTTGCTTGAATCAGACCCTCTTTATATGGAATGGCAATACGACCAGACACCAGAAAAAGAGAAAGCTTGGCGTGATAAAGTCGCAGAAATTAAAGCACGTTATCCGTTACCATCCGAATCTTAATTAACCGCCATATTACTGGCGGTTTTTTTTATACCTAAATTTCACCCTTAGCCCTGCCTTAGCGCAGGGCTTTTTGTTAGGAGCCGTTATGCACCAAGCAAAACCAACGTCTAAGGCGAATCGCGAAATCTACATCGTAGAGCTTCCGTTCCCTTGGCATAAAGGTCATTGGACTACCAAAGGCCAAGAGCTGGAACTTCTTCCACAGGAAGCCAAAGCCCTACTGACTAACGGTCGTCTTTCCAAGAAAGCGACTGCCACCAAAACCACCGTAAAGAGCAAATAATTTATGGAAATCACTCAATTTGAGCACAATGGTATTTCCATTGTGAAGAAAGCCTTGCCAGCTCCAATGGGACCTTTGGGTAAGCATATCGTTTGTTGGGTAGGCACAGCGCCGGACAAGCATGCCGATGTGCCTTTCAATGTGCCATTTCGCGTAGCTAATACCACGGATGCAGCAAAACTGGATACCACTGGTGAAGAAGAAGGCTGGCTATGGTACGCCGTAACTGAAACTTTGAAGAAAATTTTGGTTCCTCAATATGTCATCGTGGTACCGGAAGGTGCGGATGCAACTGAAACCCTCAATAACGTGATCGGCGGTATCGATGCGGCTACTGGTCAGCGCACAGGTATTGCGGCTATTTCGCTGTGTACTGAATCCCCGACCATTCTCGCGGCACCAGGTTACACCCATCAAAAACCAGCCTCTGATGCGCTTGTAGCAGAAGCCTTGAAACTGATGGCGTTCCCACACTTGGATGGATTGTCTACCAGTACGAAAGCGGTCATTGATCACTCGTTGACACTGGCAACTCAAGATACGGGTTATGACATTGCGACCATGATTGACCCACAGCCAAGTATTTATTCAAAGGCGGCTGGTGCGAATGTTTACGTGCCACCATCGGTGCTTTCGGTTGGCTGTCATGCAGGCGTGGCATTGCATGAATCACCTGGTAACAAAGGCACATACGCTCAAGGTGTGCAGCGTGACATTACCTACGACATTCTCGATACCACTACCGAGGGTGATCTGCTGAACCGTCACGGTATTTGCTACTTCGGTAAAACGGACTTAGGCGGTATTTCACTGCTGGGTAACCGCACGCTTTCAGGTCGCTTTATTAATCAGGTGTGTTTGGAGCAAGCCATTTGTCGCAAGCTGAAAAAGTCTGCGCAAAAGGTGATGGCAGAAAACCTCGACAAATCGTTCATGGAACAAGAAATTTCCAAACTGAACGCATGGGGCGCTCAGCTAAAAGCGAATGAAGAAGTGATCGGTATGGAAGTATCGCTTCACCCAGAGCTTAATACGGCTGAAACCTACCGCAACGGTACCTGGTACATCGCAATTCGTTACGCTGGCTTCCCACCAAATGAGCACATGGTTTACCACCTCATTGAGGACATCGGCATTATCGACAACTTTATCTCGGAGATCTTGTAATGGCAGGTCAACGCACATTAGTAATGGCCGAAGTTGTGATCGAAGGTCACAAGTTCTTCGGTGAGTTAGAAGAACATACGCCACCAGTGGTAGAGCGTAAAACAGAAGATGCCAAAGGTGGGCGCTATGCGTCCACGAAGAAGCGTGTTGGCGTGGTGGTAGGTAATGCCACCCTTAAACTGAAAGGTGCCACGGTAGAAGCGCTGCAGGCGTATGGTGTGGAAGAAGACACACGCGTTCAGATTGACGTTAAAGCATCGTACCAAGATGAAGACGGCAATACATTTGCAGAGCATTGCTCATACACGGGCGACATTAATAAAGTGGATGACGGCTCGCGAGTATCGCAAGCGATCTCTGAAACCACGATTGAAATCTCGCCTCGTATCTACAAGCACACAGAAGATGGTAAGACTCGCTACAACATTAACCTTGATACTCAGGAAATTGATCTGGGTAAAGGTGACATCATGGCGAAGCATCGCAGCAATCTCGGTCGCGGCTAATTGTGTCCGTGGACCCATTCCAAATTTCTAGCTAGTTGGCTCCCGAAGGGGAGCCTTTTTTTTGGAGAAAATTCATGACTCTGCAAATTGAAAACAAAAAGAAAAAAGAACTAAAGCTTGCCCCAATTACACACCCTCTTCTTCACCCAATCACCGTTGATGATACTGAAATTACCGAGCTAACGTTTGAACCTTTGACGTTCAGCATTTATAGCGGTGTCGATGTTGAACAAGACGATCAGGACGTTGTGGTTGAAGAGTTCACGCTGGCGTTAACGGGTATTTCAGAAAAGGCGTTTGATAAGCTATCTACACCAGATTTTAACTCGGTAGAAAAAATCATTTTCCGCTTGGTTACGAAGAACTCACCAGATTGGTTACCAGGCATTGAAATTGGCAGTGAGAAAATTCAACTTGCTCTGCCAATCGTCGCTGATGATGGTCGCACGATCACTGAAATCGAATTAAAAGTGCCATCGGTGAAAACGCGCAAGATTTACAAAGCTCAGCCAACGGATAAGCAAAAGCAGGCGTTTATTACTCATGCTTGTTCAGGTCTAAGCGAAGCCGAAGTAGGCAAGTTGTTCATGCCAGATTGGAATCAATTGCAGGTCAATATTGATAATTTTTTAAACCAGCAGGCAGGCTTCTTTCAGACAAAGATATAGAAGCGCTCTGTGATTATCTGCCGCTCGTTTATCCCTATAACGATGAGCAAATAGGCGCACTACCAGCAGACGTGGCAGTGCGTCGTTTTTATTTGGCAATTGAAAGGTTGAAGCAACAATGAGTAATCAATCTAAGTATCAAGTTGCCATTGCAGCGATTGACCAATACTCCGCACCTCTCAAGGCGGCAAGTGCATCGTTTGACTCACTGACTGAGGATGTTAAAGCTCAGTCGGCAGAGATCAAAAAGCTCAATGCCAGTGCCGCCAGCCTTAACTCTTACGCGAGTATTAAGCGTGATTTAACTGAAACGTCAGCTCAAATGGGTTCGGCTAAAGTTAAAGCGGAGCAGTTGGCTGTAGCCACAAAGGAGCTTAGTCTTCAAACGAAAGGCTACGAGTCAGCAGTTGCCAGTTCTCAAAGTAAGCTTCAAAACCTTGAAGCTCAAATGAGAGCAACGGAACACCCGAGTAAGGCTTTGCGAACAGCCATTAAGGAAGCTCGCAAATAAGTAAAACTCAATACAGCCAATCTTAACGAACATCAGCAGCAGCTAAGTAAAACTCAGGCTGCTTATGATAAATCACGCCATGAAGTTTCCCAGCTTACCAAGCATTACGATGTTCAGAGAACGAAGCTTCATGGTCTGAAATCCAAGTTAAATGAGTCTGGTATTCAGGCGCATAAGTTTGGTGAAGCACAACGTCAGATTAAGCGTGATATTACGGCTGCGAACGCTGCACTGGATAAGCAGAAAGCCAAGCTGAAATCGGTGCAGGCTGCATCTGCAAAGATAGAGTCGAATAAGATGGCTCGCTCTGAATTAGGGGGCGAGGCGTTAGATTTGGCAATGAAAGGTGCTGTTCTGGCAGTACCTATTAAGTTTGCTGTCGATTTTGAATCAGCGTTTGCTGATGTGAAAAAAGCGGTGAATGATGCCAGCGATGAAGAGCTGGAGGTGACCCGTCCTGATATGGGTTGACACTTTTTAACTAAAACGCTCGATGTACTTCATCGGGCGTTTTGTATTTTAAAGCCGTATGAGGCCTCATTTGATTATAGATATCTACGGACTCTGCTACCATCGTCCTTGCTTCTTTCAGATCTTTCGGTTTCTGCAGCAAGAGCTCCATTTTGAGTATCCCATTTACACGCTCAGCTAAAGCATTCTGATAACAGTCATACCCGTCAGTCATTGAGCAAGTCACTCTATGTTTCTTATGGATATCTTGATATTCCTTCGAACAGTATTGTGAGCCTCTATCTGAGTGGTGTATTAGCTTTTCTTCACTCTGCCGTTGCCTGAGAGCTGAGATAAATGCCCGCTTAACTGATTGAGTTTTCATGTTGTCATCCACATAAAAACCAACAATCTTCCTTGAATAAGCGTCTGTAACCAAGCTGAGATAACTCTCTCCATTTTGAGTTGGCAAGTAAGTAATATCAGCAACCCACAGTTGTTCTGGCTTCGTTGGTGTCAGCCCATCTTTCACTTTGTTTGGGTGACAGAAAAATCGATGACGGCTGTCAGTCGTTCGGTGATAGGCTCGTCTTGCTCTCACTAACAGCCGATGCTTTCTGAGAAGTTCAAAGAGCTTATCGCGACCTATTTGAATGCCCTTTGTTGCTGCTAAGAACTTCAGTTTACGCGTGCCAATGCGTGGCTGCTTCAGCCTGACTTCACGGACAAAGCCAATGACAGCATGCTCATGATGTTCACAACGAGATTGAGTTTGGCATTGCTTATAATAAGCTTGGCGAGAGATTTGTACTAACTGACAAAACTTCGTAACGCTCAAACCTACTATGGTTTTCTCTTGGACAACGCTTCTTTGTGCTTTTTTGTCACTCTAACACCATAGTCACGTTCCATAACGTTCACGACAGCTTCAAAGAAGTCGGCTTTGAGTTGAGCATCTTCGAGCTGCTTTTCAAGCTCTTTAATACGTTGCTCTGGTGTAGGAGGTGAATTGAACTCGGTCATAGAGTCTCCTTTGGACATAAAGTTAGGTGTCCCTTTAGACCAATCTAGTCGACCATGCTTACGAAGCCAAACCAAAACCGTAGAGCAACCTTGGATGCCATACTTCTCTTGGGCTTGTTTGTAAGTGAGGCTTCCTTTTTCAACCTCATCAACTACAGTGAGTTTAAAAGCGAGGGAGTAATCGCGCTGAGTTCTTTTAGTTGTTGATTTCATAACACTCTCCAATTTTGGGTTGGAAAGTGTCAACCTTATTTAGGACGGCACAAGGTGATGAAAAAAAGGATCGTTATTGAGGCGCCTAAATTGGGTGTTACTCAAGAAGGTCTTTCTGCAATCATTGCCGAGGGTGCTCGTAACGGTATCGCAAAAGATGAGTTGTTTAACTTTGCTGAGTCAGCAGCAAAGATGTCTGTTGCCTTTGATATGACCGCCGATGAAGCTGGCGCGTCAATGATGAAATGGCGCACGACGATGAATCTTAGTCAGGACCAAGCGGTTAACCTGGCGAATGCGGTGAACTATGTTGGTGACAACATGGCAACCACGGCAAAAGATATCACCGAAGTGCTCGTTCGTCAGGGTGCAGTGATCACTAATGCTGGTCTTGATGAGGTTCAAGCAGCCTCACTATCAGCTGCAGTGTTATCTGGTTCGGCAAGTACAGAAATCGCGGCTACCGCGACAAAGAACTTGTTGCTGAGTTTAACGGCTGGCGATTCAGCGAGTGGTGGTCAGAAAGATGCGTTAATGACCTTGGGGTTTGACCCAGCAGATTTAGCGCGAGACATGCAGGAAAATGCACCTAAGACGGTAGAGCAGGTGCTACTGGCGATTAAAGATCAGGATGCTGATGTTCAAACCGCCTTGATGAAGAATCTATTCGGTTCTGAGTCTATCGGTTCTATTACACCGCTTTTGCAAAACCTTGATAACTTCCGTAAAGCGTTCAAGTTAGTTGAGAAAGACACCAACTTTGCAGGCTCTATGCAGAAAGAGTTTGATGTCCAGTCTGCTACTGCAATGCGGAAAATATCAGCCTTTACTGCTTCCATAACCGGACTGTTCACCGTGTTGGGTGAAAGCATGCTGCCTGTTGTAGGTGATGTGCTTGATACCGTAACGCCAGCAGTCACATGGTTAACAGAAGCAGCGCAATCGGCACCAGGTGCAACAGCAGCCTTAATGGCGATTCCTGCTGCCTTGGTGGCTGTAAAAGGTGCAGCATTAGCCTTTAAAGCAGGTAAGCTGTTACTTGGTCAGGGTAAGAACTATGTCGATTTAGGTAAAGCTAAGCTTGGTATTGGTTTGGATGGTACTGCTGAATCGGCTCAGAAAGCGACATCACGCCTTTCTCGATTGAATCAGACATTGGATAACCTTGGTAACAATGGGGGCCGTGGTCGCAATCGTTATCAACGTGATGGTGCATCTACTTCCAGTCGTCGTAAATCTCGTCCTAAAAGAGCAAGATTATCGCGTCGTGGTGGCAAGTTTGGACGTCTGCTTGATCTTGGTAGTCGGTTAACTGACTTTCTTCCTATGGGTGCGCCAGCACCTGCCTTTGCGGCACCTTCTAATGGTTCTGCAAAAGGAAAGTGGGGGAAGCGAGCTGCTGTTCTTGGTGGCGGTACTGCTTTATCACTACTTACATCAAGTGCTAATGCGGCTGATTTGGCTCTGATGGGAGCTGATGCAGCAACGGTGGCAGGTGATGTGGCTGGTTCTTTGCCCTTGAAAGGTATGATGGCAGGCATTGCATGTACGGCAGGGAAATTATTCAAACCACTCAATATCATGCTGCAGGGCGCGGCATTAACTTCCGCTATCAACAACGGTAGTGCAGAAGAAATCGGTGGTACTGCAGGTGATATGGCTGGCGGTTTGGGTGGTGCGGCATTAGGTGCAACGATTGGGACCGCGATTTTACCAGGTATAGGTACGGTCGTCGGTGGAGCACTTGGTGGCTTAGCCGGTGGTGAAGTTGGCGAGTGGCTAGGGACGAAAGTTGCTGGTCTGTTTTCGAGTGATGAAGAGGAAACTCTAACCGCGAAAGCTGCGACGCTGGACAAAGCAAAAGACGGATTAACTCAACCTACTAGACAGTTGCAAGCCGATGCATTGCAGAATAGTCCTGATGGCGGCTCAAGCTTGGCAACGTTACCCGAGCCGACAAGTGTGCTGCCGTCACCGGATAGTATTGCGAAGTCGCTTTCTCAGACAAATCAAGATAACCGTAAGATCGAAATTAACTTAACTATCCCACCATCCTCAAGCAATCCTCAACAGGACGAGGATATGCTGAATCGTTTGGTCGCTAAGTTGAAAGATATGATGATGGCTGAAGGCATGATGGGGTCTGGTTCTTTATCGGTAGCGATGGACGGTTCTCTTTCAGATAGGAGTGATGTATGAGGCAGCAGCTAATTTTGTCTGTCCCATCTAAAAACATAGAAGCGTTTGTGTTCGGTGTCGCAAGCGGCACCGAATACGAAACGCTTTCGACGACCAGCCAAGGTGGTTGGGTGAATTTGGATATTATGGACGGCAAAGCGGTGAGTCAAAACACGCATGAACCGTTAGATGGTAAAACAATTAAAGGGAAGTGGTTTGGAGCTGAAGGCCGAGCTTCTATTCGAAGACTGAAAGAAATTAAGCGTCTGCGAGCGCCGGTTCTGCTCACAGATGATTACGGGTACAACATGGGCTTATGGAAGATCATGTCACTCAACGACGATGAGAAAGATGTGATTGATGACGGTACGCCTATGATTGTGAGTTTCACCATTACGTTTGAGGAGTTTGCCAATTGAGCACTGTCGCATTAAGTGTGGTTGGTGATACGGTTGGTGATGTCCTGTATCGTTATTTTCAGGACGATGGTGATGATTTGGAGCGTCAGTTGTATGCTCTGAATCCTCACCTCAATCAGTTACCCGTTATTCTTCCCACTGGAACTCGAATCGAATTACCAACAGTCGAGGCTAAATCGGAGCCTGAGCCAGAGAGAGTGGTTACGATATGGGATTAGCAACTCGAGTTATTGCCCGTACAACCGGACAGGGCAGTAAAGTCATTAATCAATACCTTCAAACGTGGCAGCTCATTGACGTTTCTGGTGAGGAAACCGATCAAATTAAGCTGAAAGTGGCTGCGCCAGATATGGATTCGCTACCACCTGAAGGTGTCACTATAGGCTTTGATATTGGTATCGCGGATGATGAGCCTATCCAGTGGTTCAGTCGTGGTCAGTTCACCATTACTCGAATCACACCTCAGTTATTTCCGCATGCTTTTACTATTGTAGCCACGGCAGCACCTTTTCAGGTTAACGACCAAACGGAATTTAAACAGCGTCGTTCGCAAACGTACAGTGGCACATTAGGCGGTATTTTTCGCGAAGTTGTTAGTCGTCATGATTTGAGTCCGAGAGTCGATCCCGAGTTGGATGGAATAGGAGTCGAGCATGTAGACCAAACGGATGAGACCGATATGTCATTCTTAACTCGTTTGGCACGAAAGTATGATGCGGTGGCCAAGCCTGTTGAATCTTTTTATGTCCTTGCTCGTCGAGGTAAAGTAAAAAGCCTATCAGGTAAAACACTCGATCCTGTGTATATCGATTTGCCAGCCAATAACCAACCAACCGAGAAAGGCTTTACTAATGCCAGCTTAAATATGCCTAGCCGAAAGCAATTTAAAGGCATTAAAGCAGCTTGGTGGAATGATGGTACTGGTGAAGAAGTCATTGAAATGGTAGGCATGAAGCCATTCAAGAAGCTTACTCAAACGTATCAGAGCGCGGACCAAGCAAGGCAAGCTGCTCAGGATGAGCTGAGGAAGGTCGAACGAACCGGAACAGAGATTCGTCTCGACCTTCCTGCCAACCCTCGTTTCTATGCGGAGGGTATAGTCAAAACTTCAAATCAATTCCCACTTTACATGCAAGGGGAGTGGTCATTAGATAGAGTCGTCATGACTGGCGGAAAGCAAGGAGCTAGAGCTCAGCTTACTGCTACATTTGTACAGGGTTAGGGGATGTGTTCCCCTTACCAACTAATTCTTCTTTAGTTGCGTATATTTGCTTAATTCCGTAGGGGGGATCTGCCTTGTTGAAAAGGTCTGCCCAAATTATTATTAATGCACGTTTTCTATAGTAGCCATTGCTTCCTTTTTTGTTGTGATAAATGGGGCAAATTTGGGGCAAGAATGGGGCGAGTTAAGCATGCATTTTTGAATGTTTAGGGTTTATTTTGGTCATCTATGAAATGAGCAGGAGAACCTTTATGTAGAGTTAGCTGGTTTAATTGATTGATTTTTATTGATTTATTTTAAGTTTACCAATGGCCGTGCGCTTTTGTGGTTGACATGATGAAATGCAGTATAGATTTGCGTGGTTTTTACATCAGTATGCCCTAATTGTTCCTGAACAGTTCTAATGTCTGCGCCAGATTCCAATAAGTGCGTGGCAAAACTGTGTCTTAGTGTGTGGCAAGTTACAGTTTTCTCAATGCTTGCGTCGCTTGCCGCGCGCTTTACCGCTCTTTGTATTGCGCTTTCATTGATATGATGCCTTCTGAGTTCACCAGTGTCTCGATCTGCGCTTAACTTTGTTGATGGAAACAAAAAGTGCCAGTTAAAATCTAGCTCCGCTTTTGGGTATTTACGTCGTAAACCTTCAGAGATGTATACGCCCGCATAACCAGGCATGTGCCTATCTTTAAAGTAATAGTTTCTTGCTAAATTAACTTGAGCTTTGAGTGGTTCATGCAGTTCTTTGGCTAATGTGACTGTACGATTTTTACCTCCTTTTCCTTGCCAAACGCGAACTGCACCATAATCATAATCGATATCTTGAACTCTTAAGCGTAAACATTCCATAACTCGAAGCCCGGAGCCGTAAAGCAGCTGAATATGGAGTCTATACCTCGGGTCGATATGCTGAACGAATCTTCGGATCTCCTCCCTGGTTAACACAACGGGAAGTTTCTTTTCGGTCAAGGATTTCTGAAATCTCATATCAAGTGATAGTGGGGTTTTGAAATAATCACGATATAAAAATGATATTGAGTTCAGCGCCAAAGCTTGCGTTTTTACCGCAACTTTTTCTTCTACCGCTAAGTAACTCAGAAATTGAATGACATCATCTTCTGCTAGTGTTGATGGGTGAGCAAGCTGGTGAAAAGTGATAAAGCGTTTTATCCAAAATAGATAACTTTCGATAGTTTTATTCGCATAATGACGAGTAAGCATGTGCTCTTTTACATTAAGTAAAAACTGACTTTTCATGATAAATTAACCTGTTTATTTATACAGCTCCGTTAATGTATCACCACTTTTTAAATTAGCGTGCTGTGCGCCGCCTAATTGCGCGCGCTACCACACATATTCATACTGTTTTTCTATTTGTTTCATACATATAAGTGCTACGATTGATAGCGCTTTTGATAAGAAAGAAGGCGGTAGCCTGCCATAAAAACGGCAAATCGCCGTATAGAAAGCGTTATGTGTTTTTTATGAAAAATTAGATGAATATTGGTTTATGAGTAACAAAGATAATATTGTAAGTTGGGTCAAAAATGCGGAACGTCCTGGGACTATAGAATCACATGGTTCTGCTTTTATAAGTAGTTTATGTACTCTATTCCTATTATGGTTCTTCCTAATGTTACTTATGTGGTCTATAGGGGTAGCGGATAATAAAAAACTTCATGATGCTACAAGTTTGATTTTGAGCGAAAACTTTGGAGTTTTTTCTTTTTTAAGTTCTACACTTGCAATTGTTTCAGGGAATAGCTTCTATTTACTTGCATCAAATTTAAAGTGGGCTAAACGCACAAATATGATAAGGCTTCATATGCAGAACTATTTAATTGGTTTGTCAGGCACTGTATTTGTTATTGGTTACTTTGGTTTTGATCTTCTTGAAAATGAAGATTTTATATGGACATTGGGTTTTGTTTTTTTGACATGGCTTGTTACATGGTTTTCAACTTACGTAAAAGTAAACTTTAAAAGACCCTTTGAAATATTTACTGGTGTGGGATATCTAGCTGTAACTATATTAGTATTTGTTTGTTCAAAATTAACAATGAGCTAGACACATAACAAACTGTTCAAGAGGGATTCGCAACGCGTGGCATTTTTACTGTGCGTTGGTTTGAGTGATTAAGGTGGTTTGCAGCGGCATCGGTATTGGGTTGCTCACCCCTTAACAGGGCGTTAGGCGCCATGAGGCAGTATGAAAAACAAGATTGTAGATCTCTTTGCATCAAACACTGAGTCGGTGATCGACCTCGTATTATCAGATGGTTTGCTCAAGGATACCCCCATTATAGGGAACATAGTTAGTGTGTTGCGGATAGGGCAGGATGTTTCAAATCATTTGTTTGCTCAAAAACTTAGTGCATTCCTAGAGCATTTGAGAACTCATGGTCAACGAGAGTCATTGGATGCACTCAGAGACCAAAGTAAGTTAGAGGCTCTTGGTACAAATATGATTTTGGTTATCGACAAGTCTAATAGTGTTGATAAACCAAAGTGGCTTGCTCAAGCATTTATCGGTTTATCTGATGGTATGATTGATATCGACCTATTTGATAGGTTGGTTTATAGCATCGATTCCTTTTCGCCAGCTTTGAAAGGGACTTTACTTAAGTATTATCACTCTCCGCAAGCTGCAATAAGTCAAAATGAGCATTTCAAACGTAACCCTGAGCACGCAGAAGAATTGTCAAACCAAGGGTTGCTGCGTCGTGAGTTTCAGTTAAATTCCATAAACAACTCATATTCTGTTAAGTATGCTAAGACTAGTTTAGGGGCAGCATTAGCAGAAGTGATAAGAAAAAGCGCCTAACAAACTGTTTAAGAGTGATTCGCAACGCGTGGCATTTTTACTATGCGTTGTGTTTAGTGGTTAAGGTGGTATGCGGCGGCATCGGTATTGCGTTGCTCACACCTTAACAGGGCGTTATGTGCTTATGAGGAAAATTGACATGGAAGTGATAGAGGCCAACCCTGATTTGGCCCCAATATTAGCGAGTTATGCGAAAGAATGCCTAGAATCGGGTATTCCAAAATATTCGGGTGTGGAGCAAGATCCGACAGCTTATTTGTCAGATTTGGTCGAACGTTCAAAGGCAATCTCCGAGTTACCAAAGGGATATTTACCTAGCACAACTTACTACTGTGTATCGAACTCCGAAATTTTAGGTGCAATCCGAGTTCGCAAAGGTACTAATGCCAACGTAGAAAATGTCATTGGTCATATTGGCTACGAAACTAGACCGTCAGCTCGTGGTAAGGGTGTTGCCTCATTTCTGCTTGCTTGGGTGCGAGACCATGTTGTCACTGATTCAGTTATTGTTACTTGCTCAATTGACAATCCCGCATCTCAAAAGGTCATCGAAAACTGTGGTGGTGAATACCTCGGTAACTACACAGATGAGATTGAGGGTACGGTAAGGCGCTACCGTTTAGCACGCACATAACAAAGCATTCAAGAGTGATTCGCAACGCTTGGCAGTTTCGCTTCGCTCAAGTATAGCCAAACGCCGCTCACACCTTAATGCGGCGTTAGCTTTTCATGGCTATTACACACGAATCTTAACTCCATCGTATATTTAATATCGACAATTAGGTCACTTGTTAGTTCGTAATTAATGTTCAGGTTTTATTTCATCTGGAGTTAATTATGTTTCCGAAAGATTTTTACATCTTACCCGAAGAACTATTTAGGATTGATAATAAGGAAACTCCCAAGCTATCGCATGTGAGATCTAGGGATGTGGACACGATGCAGTTAAACGGTGTAACGGTAATAATTGCTAATGGAAAGGGGATCAGTGTGTTTGACAAGACTGGGATTAACCAATCTAATATGACGGGTTGGGTTTGGAGGTTTCCACCCAGCACGCGACCTCCTCAGGGGCTAAAGCTTGTAAACGATAAGCCACATCATTACGGTATCGCACCTGTCACAAATATGCCTTTAGATAAGTATAAGGGGTTACTGGAAGAAATGGCTTTGAAAGCAACAAGGGTGTTTAAAAAAGAGGGTAAAGTAGTTTGAGACGGATAACTTTAGATTTAGCATCTTCGGATATGAAATTAGTCCTAGAAGGTTTGGAGTCATTGGAAAAGCAATGGGCACATGTTTGTGAGAACTCTGACGATGAGGATGAAATATCAGACTACGGTAACGATCTGATTGAACTGAGGTTGCTAATTAAATCACTACGAAACGATGCTATAAGTGTATTTGGAGATAATGTGGTCAATTTTTCAAGAGACCTTCTCTAAAATAAAGCTAACAAACTGTTTAAGAGTGATTCGCAACGCGTGGCATTTTTGCTATGCGTTGCGTTTAGTGGTTAAGGTGGTATGCGGAAGCATTGGTATTGCGTTGCTCACACCTTAACAGGGCGTTATAGCAATTTAAGGATGAATATGTCTGAAAGTTCACGAATTGAACAGCTAAACTCGGAAATTGAGTCTTATTTAAATTATAGGAGTCAATTGGTTGAGGGTGAAACCAAGGTTTCTGAGGGACTTGATAAAGCTGTGCTTGCAATTTCAAGTGCGGGTCTAGGTTTAACATTTACCTTGTTTGATAAACTTTACATTGAAGGTAATGTTGATAGCCTGATATTTGCAAAATCGAGCTGGTTATTGTTTGTAGTCTCGGTGTTCTTTGTTTTATCTAGCTTGCTGTTTTCAGGACACCTGTATTATAGAAACAGAGAGCTTTCAGATAGCATTATTCAAAACAGAATAAGTATTATAAGTGCGATTCAAAATGAAGGTGATGAGGTTCCTGAAGAAGCGGTGTTTTCTGAGAATAAAAAACTAGTTCTCGTTGCTCGTCTCTCACATTACTTTGGTGCAATAGCTCTGTTTCTAGCTATTGCTTCGTTTGGATTATTTGTTTTCCAAAATACAGATTTTCAAAAACTTGAGTCAAATCAAGTAACAGAAGTTGGGCAACCAACGAACACAACGGAGATAAAAGAGAATGAATGATAAAACCCCACCTAGACCAGTTGATCAACCAAGAGAAACGCCAAAACATGCAGTCCCACCGCCACCACCTCCTCCAACGAGACCAACAAGACGCGGTTAAAATTGCTATAACAAACTGTTTAAGAGTGATTCGCAATGCGTGGCATTTTTGCTATGCGTTGCGTTTAGTGTATAAGGTGGTATGCGGAAGCATTGGTATTGCGTTGCTCACACCTTAA